AATATTAAACGGTGGCGAGCTAAGCTCCGGCGTAGCTAAGGCTGCTGCGTAGCGTAGTGGTACCTACCCTCCCAGGGGTACACACCGCCGCGCGTGTCGCAAATTGATGTCGGAATCGGCCTGTATCGTCTTCTCCGACGAGTTGAGGAGAGAGAAGGTCTACTTTTTCAGAGCACTCCCACGCGCCTACCAGACACATAAAGAAGGGCAAAATGGGAAAGTATAAAATAAGAGTCTCCAATGTCCCCAATAGGCACCGATATATTGGGGACAATTTACCTATTGGGTCCAAGATTTTTACATTGTGAGGTAAATGTAATTATTTTTTACAGTTACGGTAACTGTAAAAATCAATTAAATAGTTTTTTTTTTCTTTTTTTTTACATTAATTTTTTCAAATTAAAGACATCCCGCTGCGCGGACTATTTTTCATAAGTGGTTGTTCATTGTGTGTGTGTGTGTGTGTTTGTGTGAGTGTTTTCTTCTTCCTAGCCCACATTGTTTTGCCCGTACGACTATCGCCCTCTACAACGATCATACATCATAACTTAATTAATCAAGATTAATTAACAAGACCCAAATTGAAAAAGCCCAATAAAAAGCCCAATAATTTGGCCCACTCACGTTCTGTCCAAGAGTGTTCCAGGTGTGGGTCCCACCCCTGGAACCCAAGACTCCAGCTCGCCACCGGT